TGTGAGCGATGCGTTCGAGACGCCGGTGCCGCCGTTGGCTGCGGTCAGGGCGGTGGAGAGGGTCAGCGCACCCGTAAAGTGGCCCGTGCCATTCACGTCTAACGAGTAGCCGGGGGTTGTAGTGCCAATACCAACACTTCCAGCAACAGTGACATTCCCAGCAAAGGAAGACGGGCCGATGTTGGCCATGCCGCTATATACGTTGGTGCCATCGGTCCACAGCGGCAGCGACGATCCTTGCGGGACAACCACGGTGGTGCCGGGAGTGCCAACAACCGCAACAGTCAATGTGTAAGCGCCTGTGGTGGCGTTTAGATAGAACATGCGACGGCTTGCGGCGGGGACAAATACCGTAATGTTGCCAGTCAAAGCGCCCGTAAATTGAATCGTCGGATTGTTGGCCTGATTGCTGACGTTGGTGCCGGTCGGCCACGTCAGGGTGACGTTGCTATTGCCGGCAACCGACAACGACAAGTAACCGTTGACGGCCTGATCGACCTGGGCAAACACGAGGTTGGCCACGGTGCCCCAGGTGTTGTTGTTGTCGCCAGTGCCCTGCAACGAAAGCTGAAGCGTAGGGGTGTATGTGGTGGTCATTTAGCTGCTCCTACGTCCGCTGCGGGATCGATTGCGGCAATGCTTTTTGGTCAGACCAAGATGCGCCTTGAGCCTTACGCCGGGCTTCTTCGACTGCCGCGCCGTCCAATAGCTTCATGTATTGGTTTTCCCACGAAGTCGCTTGCATCGGATCGTCCGAGGCCGCGCCTGCATAGTTTTTTTGGTAGCCGGCGATACGAATCATGCAGGCTGCCACGTAAAGGTCAGGCAGATTGGTCAGAAGCCACGTTGTCGGATTGCTTGCGCTGACTTGGGCAGGACGGTAGGTGCCGAAAAACTCCGTCCCGTAAGCTGCATCAGGGGGAGGGCCGACAACAACGCTCTGTTGATCGACCATCGCATAATCAACGGGGATGGTGACCGCAGCAGGGACCGTCCCGTTCGTCGGATACATCATATCCATGTAAGCCATAGCTTGGCGCGTCAGCGGGTTGCGAGTGCCCGAAGACGTGGTGCCACCAACCGGCGTGATAATGTTCATGCGCTCAAGCACGATAATTGGATAAGTTAACGCCGACATGGACACGTTTCGGCTGCCCGGCACCAAAGCTGGCCCTGCCTGCGAAATCCGCGTTTCAAGGAAATCTAAATCCCGGTAAATGCGGTTTTCAGCGTAATTGATGATGTCGGGCAGTTCGGTCTGAAAATTGGCGTCCAAATTATTCGTGACCGCCAAATTCAACAGGATCGCGTTAAGCGTGGTCCAGTTCATGTGACCCTCACCTGAACAAGCGAGCCGTTGCGATAAAGCTGGCCAACGTTAACACCACCCGCAGCGGCAGCCGCATCATTCGCATAAGACGCGCTGGACTTCAGGATAGCGCCGATCACTTCAGCCAATTGCGCCGTCGTGTAATTGGCCATCGTTGCGCCAGTGTTGCCGTTGACCGAAGCCAAAATAACTTCGTTGCCGGTCATGGGCAATGTGCCCTGGCCATACTGATTCCAAATGCCGCTGTTGTTTGTGCCCGACATTAAACCGTCCCGCCACTGGTGGAGATTACTACGCCCTTTGTATCACGAATAAGTATATGGCGCGTATCGTAAATTGGCCCGGTTTCCATAGGCCAGCCGGCATCAAGTTCGGGCCGTGGGTTAAAGAACGGCAAGGGATCGGGCGGCGGCACATAAGTGCGCAATTGCGGATTTGGTTTATCCATGCAGGTTGGGCAAACCAACAAACGCAAATTCTGCAAAGTCGCGCCGGCCCACTGATATTGCCACGACAATTCATCGCGGGAATACTGAGTGCCGCAGCGATCACAGACACGGAAGCCAATGGGTCGGCGCGCACTGATACGCTGACGACCGTGAACATAGGTAAAAGCCATGGCCTACCTTTCGTAGTAGAAGGAAAGCCCCGGCGACATATAGATGTTCACATTTTCGCGCTCTGCCCGCCGGGCGCGCGTGTAAGAACCCTCAATGGTGGTGCCGTTGCCGTTTAGCTTTAGCGCCAACGCTTGCGACGCTTGGGGCGAATAAGTTAACGACAACTCAAGCGCCAAGGCGTCCGTGAATGCCATTAGCCAGCGCGGCGGAATGGCCAATTGCGTTTGGTTGGCAAGCACGGCGTCTTGTGATTGCTTGAAGCGGTAATAAAACAGCGTATAGGGGCCGTTGCCGTCAGGAACCGGATATAGGTTAATGCTGGGCGTTAATGTCCGGTCAAACCAAAACGTCGTCGGCGGAGCTTGCTGAAGCGGGTTTGGATAGCTTGCCCATTCGCTGCGGCCAACGCCAAAGATGATCTTGTTGTTGACCTGACCCGAGCCGACATTCGTTTGAATATAGGCGTCAGTCACAATGACGGTATCGGACGGGCAAGTTACCGTTTGTTGGCCTTGCGTCAACGTCACCGACTGAAGGTCAATATCCCACAGCAAAGGCTGATCGTTGGACCAGTCTTGCAGCACCATGTTCGCAGCCATATAGGCGTCGGCAAGGTGTTCCTGAAGAACCGCCGTGCGCCGAACGCCTACGCGGCCAAGTGCATAAACAGCAATTTGGCCGAGCGCAGGATTGAACGATGTGGTGCCGCTGGTAGTAATAACGCTAACTCCTACCGCGAAGATTGACCCTGCAAGACTGTGAAAGTGCAGTTGCCACCTACAGGGCCAACCGAAAAGTTAACGCGGAGAAAGCGCACCGGAAAGTTAATGACACCGATGCCGTTAATGGTTTGGTTGGCCGGCACCACTTGAGTCCAAGTGGGGCTGGCCACCGAGTTAACATCATCAAGCGTGTATTCCACGCTCCAAGTGCCCGTGGTCGAGCCAAGTCCGTCCACCTTCCACGTAGCGGTTGGAGGCGACTGCATCCAATCGAACGCATACGGCGCTTGCGCCCCAGCGGGAGCGGCGGCGGTGATGGTTTGGACGAACGGAAGGCTCATGTGTTACTTCTTTCCGATCTCGGGATACTTCCGATGCACGGCGGCGCGAACACGCGCTTTTTCCTCGGAAGACCCATGCTGACTTACGCGGGCAAGCGCGTTTCTAGCATGATTTTTGTCTTCGATGGGATAGCGTTCGCCCGGAAGCGCAAAATCTTTCGCCGGCAACTTGTGACGCTGAGCAGCAGTCAAATGACCGCCGTGCTTGCGGCCAGTCAAAGCTTCAGGCTTTACCATGCGCTTGACCATAGCCCGATCTTCGCGCTCGTCTTCGTGCGCGACGTGGCCACCGCGTTTGCGGCCAGCCGCATTGGCTGCCTCTTGCATTTTAATGCGCGCAATATCACGCATTAAAGCGGCGCGATCCGGGGCTTCTGGACCAGGGGCAATGCGCACGTTCAAATCACGACGGCGCTGTTCAGCGGCGGGATTTTCATCTTCAAGTGCGCTGCCGATGTTGGGGCGCGTTGGTCCGTAAACCGGCATTTCATCTGGCGGCGATGCTTGAGCCGAAAGGGTTTTGGCGGGAAGCGGACCGCCTTTGTCACGCTTAGCCACATGGCCACCGCGTTTACGGGCGTGAACGGCATTCATGGCACCCGGTTCGTCGATGGTCGGACGGGCCGGTTGGTCATGAATTGCGGCATTGAAATCGCTTTTCGTCGCACCACCACGGGCGCGACGGTCAAGCCGGGTATGGGCTTTGTGGCCCTCCACGCCGACCAATTTGCGATGCTTTTTGGCTTTAGCGCGGAGGTCCACGAAACTCATGTTAGTCGTCCCGCTTGTCGGTTTTGGTCTGGTCGCGTTCGCCATGCGGAGCGGTCAGCTTGTGAGCCGCAGTCATGGGGGACATGTCGGCACCAACGCCGCCGCCGTGCTTGCGCTTCGGACGGTCCATGCGGTGATGAGCGGCCTTGCCGTCAACGTGCATCGCAGCGTGGTGATGAACCTTGCCGCCATGCTTGCGCTTCGCCATGTGCTTTTTCACATGACCGCCGCGCTTGTGACCGCCATAGCCATCGGCTTCGGCTTCCTTTTCGACTTCCTTGTCGACCCAGCGGTCCTTGCCCTTGGCTTCCCGCTCATCGGCAGTCAATTCCTTGTCTTCCTGACCCTGCGAGGAACCGCCACGAGCGCGGTGATGGGCGCTGTGGTGGCCTTCGTGGTGACCGTGATGTGCTTTCATAACTCTAGCCTCCTAACCGCAGGGCCTTACGCCTGGGCATTACCATACATTGTGACGGCGCTGACGTTCGTGGCAAAGATGATGTCCGAAATGGCCATATCCTGCCCCATATACAGCCGGTTGCCGGTGAAAGCGCCCGTGCTGCTATTGTAACTGCCGTTGGAAGCCGTCGAACCAATACCCGAACCGCCGCCAAAAGCAGAGGTTTGGATGGTCCCACGCACGTCAGCAGTGGTGGTGCTGGAAGCGGTGTAAGTCGCCAACGCAGCGGTCCAGCCCGTCGAGGAAGTCATGGTAGCGCCGGCCCAATAAACCGACAGCAATTCCCATTCGGTCGAACGAAGCGCAAATCCAAACACGTCGCTGGTGCCAACCGAATAAGTGTAAGTGGCATCAGTGAACCCCGGAGTGACCGAGGTAATGTATTTGAACGCCTTGTTGCCGTATTTGGTCAACGCGGATGCGGGCGCAATAGTAATTGCTTCCGACATTGCCTGACCATAAACGTCGTAACCGCGCACGGTAAACGTGCCGCCAGTGCCGGATGCGCTGTTGCAAGTGATGACCACGCCACGGCCAATGCCTTGGCGCGGGTCAAGGAGCAGCGTCGGGCCGGAAGCAAGATACGGCAACGCAGCAGTCGGCGCAGCGAACGTGCCTTCGTTGCTCTGCCAAATATTGCCAGTGCCGATACGGGCGCTGAAAGAGGCAGCACTAAACGGCGCGGTCGAAGACATGACCAGCGTGTTCGGGTTGGTCGTGGCCGTCGCTGCGTTGATGCTGACAACGGTGGCCAACCACGGAACCGTGGTGGTCGAAGTTGCGGCGATCACCAGCGGCATGCCCGGCACGAACTGGGTCACGTCCAGCACGGTCACCAACGCCGAGCCAGAAACGACCGTGCCCATGGCAAAGCCGAAATCCAAGCACAGGCCGGGGGTGACAATCGGGCTGCCGTTGACGTAAGTGCCAACGCCACCATTGACGTAGTTTGTCGTCGCCGCAGTCGGCACGATGGGAATGTTGGACACCGCCGCAAAAGACGGCGTGGCCAACGTCATCGTGGTACCGCTCGTTACCGTGGCAGCCGACGTGATCGCGGTTGCGCTGTGCGCAGCCGGAGCAGCATCAGCCGACATATACAGCGCAGACGCCCACTGAGTAGCGATGACCCCTTTGAACCCACCCGCCTTTTCCTTGTCGAGAAGGAAACGCGGGTCGGGAACGCTAAGGCCATGGTAGAAAACAGAGGGGCCGGGAAGCTGCTCGCCGCCCAGCGCAGCCCCAGCCACGGTGGGCTGAAGACTGGCTAGGGGGCCGTAAGCAACTACAGGGCCGGTATATCCGGTCATCGCCATGTTGGCGCTCCTTCTAAATTAGGCCCAGCTTACGAGACCGGGAAAGTGCCCCAAATGCAACGAGCGTTTTTGTAACCCACATAATAACGCTCATAACCCTTGACCAAGAGGTTGTCCGTGATGTCGTCAACCCACATCGACATTTCAAACTCTTTGCGCTGCAAATAGAGCAAGCCGTCATAGTTGGTCTGGACGAACCACGCGTAAGGCGAGGTCAAGAAGTCCATCACTTCGTAGCCGTCCGGCAGGGAGCCGGTGGCGCGCAAAGCGTTCGCGTCATTGTCGCCAGTGCCCGGACGCAGGGTGGTGTGCCAAAGGCGCGCTGCCACCCATTCGTTCTGCGGATGCACGATCAACCGACGACCGCGCCAAAACGCCTTCAGGCCAGCCTGATCGCGGAATTGGGTGCGGATTTGGGTGATGGCCGACAAGAGCGAGGCTTCGTTGAGCGAAAGCTGCGCGGTAGCCGGCGTGTTCGCCCAGGTGCCGTAATCGTAAGGATGGGAAGCGGAGCAAAGCGCCACGCCGTCGCCGCCGATGGCCGAGTTGTAGACGTTCGCGGTATTGAGGACGTTCGCAGCCTGGATTTCCTTGAACTGCGCGAAAGACTCGTGCAGGCCGAGGTTGGAGGCCGGAAATTCCTGCTCATACAGGTTGTCATCAATGGCTTTGCGGGTGATGGCATAGCCCAAACCAACCTCGAAATGTTCGTGGTTGTAAATGAACCGTTCACCCGCGTTGTTATCCATCGCGGTAGCGCCGCCTTCAAACTTCAGTTCGGCAAGCGCCAAATAGCGATTTTCCGCCGTGCGCTCGACGCCGAGGTTCGATTTGCCTTGCCAGAAGATTTTCGACCACTGGGTCGGAATCTGCTCATATTTGCCTTCGATCCCACGCAGGCCAGGGCGCGTAAGATCGTAAATAGCGGCGACAGAAACAGCCATTGATTAAACTCCTTACGAGTGCCCAGCGGTGGTGCGCATCTCTTGGTTGTTGAAGGCGACCAAGACCCAGTTATATGGAGTCGTCGGATCGGAACCCGGCGATCCAGCCGGCAAGAAGTCGCTGCCAAGCTGAAGGATGCGGAACGGCTGAGTCGAAGTGTTGCCGGCCTGATAAAGATCAAGGTAAGCCGTCGAACGCCCGCTGTTGGTGTTGCCGACGCTGGCCGTGCCGTTGCCGGTGCCGAACGCGAAGTTCGCGGTCATGCCGACATTCGCCAGGGTCGCGGTGTTGCTGGCCGCAGCCGTCGTGTTCGAGTTGGCAACCTGCACCAAGAAGGTGGCATTCGGGTTGCTGATGAGGAACGCCGGAAACGGATCGGCGTTGGCATCGCTGCCCGGCCAATAAGTGTTCTGACGCGGAATTTTGCCGGACGTGCTGTAATATTCGCAGCCGCCCCAAAAAACGCCCGCGATCTGCGTGGTGCCGCTCGGCGCGCTGGACTGAGCAATATAACCCGAAGTCTGCGTCGTTACCGGGTCGCCCATAAAGATTTGGGTGGTGTTGGTGTAAAGAATCTTGCGCGGGGTGAGGCCAAAGTTCGGGGCCATACCCTGGATAGCACCATAGGGGATGAAACCGAAGGGGGCATTCGTGTTTGCCATAGTCGCACTTCTCCATCTGCGATTGCTGAATGACCGGCGCGGTCAAGGGCAATCTCGGATGAGGCGCGACCCCCGGCGTGGGGGTAATACGTGTCCGCGTGACACGCATTCCTCGAAATAACACCGCAGCGCGCGGCTGTCGGCATTTAGGAGGCAATTTACGGGTATGTCAATAAGTTTTTGGGAGCGGGAAACGGATTTGAACCGTTGACCTTCTGGTTATGGGCCAGACGAGCTACCAGACTGCTCTATCCCGCATCAAAAACTTTAAAAAAATCCCCCGCGCAATGAAGCGCAGGGGATAAGTTTACAAGGGAGGAAACATGGAACATCAACCACACACCAAAGAGGGAACCACTCCGCTTTGGGTCGTCACACCCCGACAATGTGCATTATCGGGGTGGTGGAGTCAACAGCTATTCGACAGAAAGTGGCTCGATGGAGCGGCTGACTTGCGGACGAACGCCGGGATGCGAACGCGGGCCGGTGCCCATGGGTGCGCGGCCAAGCATTTCCTGGCCGTTGCGTTTTTGCTGTTGAGCCTTGAGGTAAAGCGTCCGATGACGATTGTAACCTTCAGGATCCGGCAGTTCCATCAGCCGCAAACCGTCAACTTCAATCGGCCCCTCGTAACCGGAAGGCGTTTTCCAGCCCGGATGACGACTTGCAGGAACAGAACGCCAGCCATTGCGCTCCGCATTGGCAATAGATTGCTTATCAGGCTGGCCAAACACTTCGGTTCGGTGCCATTGATACATCATGTCGTCAGGCACAAGTTCCGGCGGCACGTCAAACTGGCCAAGATCGGCTTCAGTTTCGCGCATCATCAATTCTTCGTCGGTCAAACGGCGGTGCATGCCCTCGTTAAGCAACGGAGCATGAAGCGCGGCCGCGCGACGTTCGGTGGCCAATTCTTTTTCAATGTCTGCGACATTCATCATGGATGAACGGGGAGGACGGCCCATTTTTTAACCCCTTTGCTTGTAAGGATTGCCTTGCTTGAACTCGTTGGCGCGATCCATGCGTTGGACTTCAGCCCAATAAGCAACTGGATCGACGCCCATGGTTTTTGCCACGCGAGTCGCTTCAGCCGGAATGAAATTGGAATTGCTGGACCGATTTTGATTGATGTTGCCGGACGAACGTGCCGGCGCAGCCGTTGGGACGGAGCGACCCGACGACTGATTGTTGTTTTGCGTGGTCACACCAGCGGTCCTTTCGACAAAATCAAAATACTCGGGCGAATTTTCGGGGATGTTATTCCCCAAAGCGAGGTTCGCCGCGCCGATAACCCGCGCTTGGAATTGCGGATCGGTATAATATTTCGGCATACCGGAGGCGT